TATATCAAAAAAGTTCTCGGAACTGATCCGTATGTAGTTAAAGCGGGTGATTCATTAACATCTATTTATGTAGATGCTGTATTTGACTACGCATATAGTTCTACTATATACGGAGCTGCATCGTCATCAATTACTGCACAGGGAAATGATGGATGGCAAGTATTCGTAAATGGATATGCAACTGCATCAACACCGATAGTTGTATCGCAGAATTATAACGGTGCAGTACATAATTTATTCAGATTTTATTCATTAAGTGATGGAGATCAATCTAGTTATGATGTAAAAATTACTATTATAGTTGATTCTTCTCAAGTATCAATAAGTTCATTTCCAAAATTCACAGTTTTAGTTAGAGATTTTGCTGATACTGATCAGAGACCATTAGTATTAGAATCATTTAGATGTTCACTTGATCCATCAGCAAATGATTTCATAGGAAAAGTAATGGGTGATCGATACACGACTGTAGACAATTCAGTTGACCCGCCAGTATTAAAATATAATGGCGATTACTCGAACGTATCTAAGTATGTGCGTGTATTAGTTTATACTGACAAGGGAAATCCATTATATCCAGCATCTGCTAAACCATCTGGATTTAAGGGATTGAATGCAATTGCACCGGGAGTGCTTATACCACGACCAGTATACAAAACTGATCATACGTCGAATGGAACTGATCTAAATGCAAACTATTGCATGGGTGTCGATTTTACGTATGATGGATTAATCGATAGGATTAAGGGAAGTATCGTATCAGTTTCCGGTGCTACATCAGCCGATAAAGGTTTTCTGACGTTCAGTTTATCAACTGAATACACTGCGAATTCTAGTACAGCTAGTTTACTAAATTCGTATGTGTTAGCACCGTCTTGGGGAAATGATGCTGGAACTACTAGTTATGCAACATCAGTAACTGCTACATATCAAAAAAATGCATTTACTATTCCGTTGATCGGCGGTTCTGATGGATTTGATCCCCGAACTGATAAACGTGAACTGATAAACGGTTCATTATCAACTGAAATTTATTATTCAATCAAAACATTATCAAATACTGATGAATATGATTTCAACTTAATTACTGTTCCTGGAGTTCATGCTGGTATTGCAGCTAATGGGGGAACACCTGCTAGAGTTATTAGTATGGTAGAAGATAGAGGTGACGCATTCTATATTATGGATATTTGTGACACTTCTATAAATTCGACTTCGGGTGCTTTAGAAGCAACAGTCAACGGTGTTATAAATACAGCAAAATCTTATGATACCAGTTATGCTGCAACTTATTTCCCATGGGTTAAAATTCGTGATACTGATACAGATAAAGATATATGGGTACCACCTTCAGTATCTATTCTCGGTGTCTACGCATTGAATGATAGATTGGGACAACAGTTTTATGCTCCTGCTGGATTTAATCGTGGTATAATGAATGCATCAGAAGCTAGAATTAGAGTTAACGTAGCACAAAGAGACGATCTGTATGCTGGACGTGTAAATCCAATAGCTACATTTTCTGGTCAAGGACCTGTAGTTTGGGGACAGAAAACACTTCAAGTTAAAGCTTCAGCACTTGATAGAGTCAATGTCCGAAGATTACTTATCATGGCTAAAAAGTATGTCGCTTCAGTTGCCAAATACTATGCGTTTGAACAGAATACAGCATCGCTTCGCACTAATCTGAAAGCCGATCTTGATCCATTCTTTGAAATAATTCAAAAACAAAAAGGATTAGATCTATTTGCTGTTCAAATCGATGAAACAACTAATACTCCTGATATTATAGATAGAAATATTTTAGCAGGTAAGATATTTATCAGACCGACAAAAACAGCTGAAATATTAGTATTTGAATTCAATATCCTCAGAAGCGGTCAGACTATTTTCTAAGTAAAATAACATATTTTTTATAATCACAGGCTGTCAACTGACAGCCTGTGGCGTGTCTATAAGAAAAATTAAGTTTTGTTATATTTATTATTAATGAACAGTAAATAACTGTTTATAGTACTATAAACAATAAATTTGAGGAGAAAAAAATGTCAGACTTTGTAGATAATATGATAGGCACAATTTGGGAACCAAAACGAGTATACCGTTGGATATTTTCGTGGAATGGAATTGAGACTTATATGGCAAAATCATTTGCACGACCGCATAGAACATTTCAAGAAATTGAAATAGATTATATTAATACTAAACGATGGTATGCAGGTAAAGCTATTTGGGACCCGCTTGCTTTGACATTATATGATCCGATGTCGCCATCAGCATCATTAGCTGTGAATACTTGGTTGACTAAAAATTATGATGAAGCGTCTGGTTACGCTGGGTGTGCTGGCGTATACAAAGCGCAAATTGAGTTAAAGATGCTGAATCCTGTTGGTGCTATATTGGAAACATGGATTTTAAAGGGTGCTTGGGCTAAGGATGTAGATTTCGGAAATAATTTAGATTATAATAGTTCTGATCCAGTTACTATTATTTGTACAATTAGACATGATACAGCAACTTATGAAAAACATAAGACTAATGATGATACAACTACTAGACCATAAAAAATTAAACATCAAAGCGTAAATGGAGGATTCATGGAACAAGATGTAAAAAAAGCTACAGTTGTAGATGATTTGAAAGATATTACTGTAGAAGAAAAATCTTTCTTTCTGCCAATTCAAGTAAGCTTACCCAGTAAAGGAAAGCTTTACGATGAAAAGTCGTCATTACATAAAGTTGAGTATCTCGAACTTCGTGGAATGACAGCACGAGAAGAAGATATATTAACATCAAGAGCATATATTCGATCGGGAACTGCTTTAGATAAAGTTTTGAAAAGTTGTATTACAGACCGTAATATCGATCTTGATGATTTATTGATCGGTGATAAAAATACGCTATTAGTTGCGCTTCGTATAGAGAGTTACGGTACCGATTATAGAATTAATATTACCTGTCCAGATTGCAATGAAAAACAAGAATATACATTCTCACTCAGTGAAGCTGAATTAAAAATTCTGTCTGCCGAATCATTAGAAGAATATAAAAACTTATTTGAAATGCAGTTGCCCAAGAGTAAAGCAGTTGTAAAATTCAAACTTCTGACGTCACGAGATGATAGAGAAATAACAGAACTTCGTGAAGCATTGAAAAAGAAAGCTGGAATTGTTGAAGAGAATTTAATAACAAGTCGTATGTTTAAACAAATAATTTCAGTTAATGGAAACGAAGATAGAAATTACATATCTAAATTTGTTCAAACACTTCCGATTTTAGATTCTAAAGCATTTCGTGAGTATGTTCGTTCTATAGAACCCGATGTCAGTCTCAAATGTTCCTTTACTTGCAGTTCATGCGGATTCAAAGACAAAATAGACGTACCAATAACATTAGAATTTTTTTGGCCTACAGGCAACCGATAAAGTAAAATATCTATGGGAAGAATTATTTACTTTAGTGTACTATTGTAATTTCTCTATAAAAGATGCTTATTTTTTGCCGATAAGCTTCAGGCGATGGTACATCAATCGTTTTTTAGAACAAAAAGAAAGAGAGAGACCGAAAACATAGATTTTTAGAGTTCTCTCTTTTTTCATTTAAGGAGCTTTGTATGAGTGCATTAATTGATTTTTTAGATCTTTTTTTTAGTATGTTATTTAAAGATTATAAAAAATACGGAGAAAAAGCGCATCGAGAACAGCGGTTACACAGTCAAGTGTATAGACGAGCTGACGATGCTAAAGATAGGAAAAATATGCGTATTAATAATCGTATAACACAAGTATTATTAAAAAAGGACAAAAAATCTGGAATGGTATTTGGAAGATGGTTATATTATGTCAATCGTCCTGAATGGGACAAAATCATGAAAGAACGCGGTGAAAAATTCGAAAGCGAGATGAAACAAAAATTAGGTATAAAAGATTAAAATATCTAAATGCCAGACAATTCCGAAATAAAGAAACAAGAATCGACTAGTATCAGCGATGATAGATCAGAAAGTAAGATCGACCGATTAACTGAGCTTAAAGAAGCTGAAATACAATATATAAATAATGTTACAAAACAATTAGAAGATCTATTAAAAGTACGCGTTGCTGAAGGAAAAATTACTGAAGAAGCATCTAATATTAGTAGCGAGTATAATTCTAAATTAGCTGAAACGACTGGGAGTCTTATCACTAGTTTTAAAAATTTAGCTAATACGCAGCAAATGAGCGTAGAAGATATGAAGAAAGTTGAAAAAGTTTTAGGTAGAGCATTTAGTAGTTTCTTAGCTCAAGGGACTGATTTTTCTAAAGAAGCAGCTGCTATGTTTCCTCAAAAAACAATGCACTCAATTGCACAAACTATTTTTGATGCTTTTACAGATCCGTCAAAGTTAGCACAAGTTAAGAAAGGTTTTGAGCAATTCATGGACGATATGGAAGCGACGATAAGAGCTACTACTGATCCAGCTACTGCAGACCAGCGTGTAAACGAATTTAAAGCTTCTTTGGGTGAAAATGAAATACTTGAAGCGTTCGGTAGTCTTTCTGATGATATTAAAGAAAAGATGAAAGCAATAGCAACTAGTTTTCGTCTCGAATTAGATAAACCTGATTCTTTTTTGAATATGATTGGTGTAGTAACGATCAATCGTATGTCAGCATTAGAACAACAAGCGAAAGATATACAAGACATGAGTAGTTATTTAGATAAAACGATTGGAAATATAAGTACTAAGTTCGGTGCATTATTTGGGAAAGGTGCGTTAGGGAGCTTAATGAAAATTTTTGCTGAAACGAGTTTAACTAAATTCGTTGGTGCTGTCGGGAGTGAGCGAAGAGAAAGTATTACAAAACAAATGGCAATCGGCGCAAGACCCCAAGATTTCCCTGGATTGGTAGCTTCAGGAATGGGAAATATTGTCGGGCAATTAGCTAAATTTGCTCCGATAATGATAGCGATCGGTGCTATTCTTAAAATAATTTGGGAAGCTTTTAGTGGCATGATGAAAGTTATGCCCGAATTAGTTAAAACTACTGGTTTATCAGCTGCAAATCTAGAAGTTATGAGAAAAGCTACGTTCGGAGTATTTTCAACTATTTCTAAATTCGGAGTAGCTTTTGACGATATACTTAAAACGCAATCAGCTATAGTTGATGAGTATCGAAATATAAATATTTTATCTCATGGAAATACTAAAGAAACTGAATTTTTCCTTGGTACGATGACAGTACTCTCAAAACGTTTTAATATTGCGCATGCTGATTTGGCTAAGTTACAAAGGACTATGACGTTAGGTTGGCAACGTTCTCACACAGAATTTCTCAAATTTGTTTCGAAATTGCAAACTGATGCATTACGTTATGGATTATCATTCAAAAAAATAATGGATGATATAGTTGTTAGTGCTGAAGAATTGACGTTATATTTCGGTGGTTCTTATAGCGCATTAAGCTCGGCTGCTCTTAAGGCAGCTGTTTTGGGTACTACGTTAAAACAGTTAACCGATATAACACATCAATTTTCTAGATGGGCAGATGCGATACAAAACGCATTTACATTATCAACCGTTACTATGGTTAATTTCAATGCTGCAAGTTTGTACACTAAAGCATTATACGGCGATATTGAAGGAATAACAGATGAAATATTCAAAAATTTAATTAAAGCAGGAAGAAGTATTGAATCTTATTCGATTCCTCAATTAGAGGAAATGTCAAAAGCTTTAGGAGTTTCTGTAGAGAATCTACAAAAAATGTATAAATATTATGTTGCAAATGATTTGATGCAAAAGGGATTGACTGAAAAATGGAATGAATTGCGACGAAATA